GTGAATTTGAGAACATTGATTATCAAACAGATAAAGACGGCAACCCTAAACCACGCCTTGAGGATAAAGACAATCACTCTATTGATGCGACTAGATACGCATTTGAGCGTGATATGAAACAATCTGGCGTAAGGGTGCTCACTTGATTAGAAAGGGGGAATGATCATGTACCCAACATCGCCAACGCATACAGAAGAGCTGCTTAAAATCATAGAGGACAGCGCAGAAACTTCCGACAATATGCCTGATACAACCATCCTTCAAAAGATGATTGATAAACATGCTGTGGAGCGGGATCAGATGCTCGAAGGTGTCGCTTATTATTTGAACCAAGCGGACATTAAGAAACGCAAACGTTATTACTATAAACATGGCGTTAAAATGGTTGATACTGATAAGCCGAACAATCGGATCTCTCACAACTGGCATAAGCTGCTTGTTCAGCAAAAGGTTCAGTACCTTTTAGGGAAACCTATCACCTTCAATGCAGAAGAAGAAAGGTTTCTTGAAGTTGTAAATGATTTTATAGACGAAGATTTTGACGATTGCATGCAGGAGCTTCTTAAAAACGCCAGCAACAAGGGTAAAGAATGGCTCCATCCATTTGTTGATGAAGAAGGTAACTTTGATTATCTTCGCATTCCAGCAGAGGAAGTCATACCGGTTTACGATTCAACCAAAAAACGAAGTCTGCTTTATGCTATTCGTTACTACGATGTTAAAAACATTGATGATGAAATCACCCGCAAAGTGGAATTATACACAGATGAACAGATTTTTTATTATGTGGAGCATGAGGGGTCTTTGATTCAAGACTTTGATTATAAAAACAACCCTGAAAGCCATTTCTACGACACAAAAGGTAAAGGGTATGGCTGGGGTAAGGTACCGTTGATAGAGTTCAAGAACAATGAAGAGGGTGTCAGTGACCTTATCTTCTATAAAGACTTGATTGATCAATATAATAACAACATTTCAAATAACGCTAACACGTTTGATGAAATGCAAGACTTAATCTATGTCATTAAAAACTTCGCAGGTCAAGATTTAAACGAGTTCACAACGAATCTACGTCACTATAAGGCTGTGGAAGTGTCTGGTGAAGGCGGTTTAGAAATGAAGAGTGCTGAAATCCCAATGGATAGCGCAAACTCACATCTGGACCGATTAGAAGAGAATATATATCGCTTCGGTCAGGGGGTAAACAACAATCCTGACAAAGTGGGAAATTCACCGACCAACGTTGCAATTAAAAATCTATATTCATTGCTTGATCTAAAGACGAATGAAGCAGAGCGGAAGTTCCGGCCAGCTTTAAGCGCCTTTTTTTGGTTCTTTACTGAATATCTAAAAATGACAGGTCAAGGCGAATACGATCCCACGCTTTTACAAATGACATTTAACCGCTCTCGAATGACAAACGAGCTTGAGCAGGTTCAAATGTCTAATCAAAGCACAGATTTAAGTCGAGAGACACGCCTTGCAAATCACCCGTGGGTTGATGACGTGGAAGCAGAATTGAAACGTATTGAGGCAGAGGAAGCTGAATACAGAAATAACATGCCGTCGTTAATTGATATTGAACCAGAAGCGGGCGGTGATGAAGATGAATCAAAACGAGATTGATAAACTGCTCGATGACATGATCACAGAGGATGCCAAGAAAATTGATGCTGTCTTTGCAAAGCGTTTAAAAGAGATCAATCAGCAAATGGCGATTCTTTTCACTAAGTATGGAAAAGATGGTTCACTTTCTATGGCGGATCTCAACAAATACAACCGCTTCAAGAAAGAAATGGAGCGGATGACAGAGGAATCCAGCAAAGCATTTAAAACGGTTCTTATCATTGTCGAAGCATTAGCCGCTAAGCAATTTCTTGAGAACTATATGCGGTCTGCTTATCTCTACGAGATAGAAGCAGCCGTGAAAATGGGTTATACGTTACCGACAACGGCAATGATTCAGCAAGCTATTCTAAACCCGATAGCTGAATTGACTCTCTCAGCTTTATATAAGCGTCACCGTGATGATTATGTCCGGCAGATTCAAATATCTATTGCTCAAGGCATTCAAGCGGGTGAGGATTATAGCAAAATAGCCAAGCGAATTGAGAGAAGCACAGAATTCGCGAGAAAAAAAGCCCGTGACGTAGCGAGAACGGAAGTTCATAGGGTACAAGTCTCGGCGAGGATGAAAAGCGCTGAACAGGCTTCTAAGCATGCAGGTTTAGAAAAGGTTTGGAATTCTACCCTTGACCTAAAAACAAGGCTAGGTCATAGAAAGCTAGATGGGAAGACCGCTAAAAATGGATTGTTCGTTTCTATATATGGTGGTGTAGGCCCGGCTCCGGGTCACATGAATAATGCCAAAGATGATATAAACTGCCGCTGCACTGTCTCTTTCAAAGTGAATGGCAAAATGCCAGACACAAGAAGAGCAAGAAAAGGCGGTTCGGGAGCGGGCGAGGTCATTCCATACCAAACCTATGAAGAGTGGTACAAAACAATAGAGAACAAATAATGAACTGTCCTGAGCATGACATAAAAAGGCTCTTTTGCTCATTCTAAAGGCTTGGAGCCAAACTAAGCGTAAATCCTGTGCGTGAGGTGGACACGCAAAAAAACATCAAAGGAGAGATAAACATGTCATTAAAAGAATTACTCGGTGACGATCTGTATGCTCAAGTAGTAGAAAAAGCTGGAGATCAAAAGATTGATATTGTAAGCAACGGTCAATGGTTCCCTAAAGAGCGGTTTGACGCAGTGAACAATGAAAAGAAGGAATTGAAGAGCCAGCTTGACGAGCGGGATCAGCAGTTAAGCACACTGCAAAAGCAAGCAAAGGGAAATGAAGAGCTTCAAAACACAATTGAGCAGCTGCAAGAAGAAAATAAAAAGGTGTCTGAGGAATATCAGCAAAAGTTGGAGAAACAAGCCTTTGAATTTGCTATTGAAAGTGCCTTGCGTGATGCGAAGGCGAAAAACATCAAGGCTGTAAAAGCTAATTTAAACGTTGATGGGCTTAAATTATCTGATGATAAGGTCATTGGTCTTGATGAGCAATTAACCGCTCTAAAAGAGAGTGACGGCTATTTATTTGAAGCCGAAAATGAAAGCCCTCCAGGTTTAGCTGGAAGACAGCCCCACGGAACAGGAAATTCAGCGGCTAATTTGCCAACAGCTAAAAATCCATTCAGTCAGGAGCATTTAAACCTAACTGAGCAGGGTCAAATTTTAAGCAGTGATCCAGAGCAAGCTAAAAAATTAATCATCCAAGCAGGCGGGAATCCTGCAATCTATGGATTATAAAGGAGAATTTAAATGGCAGTAACTAGAGTTCAGGATGTTATCATCCCGGAAATTTTTAACCAGTACACAATGAACAACACTGTTGAACAAACAGCAGTATATCGAAGTGGAATTATTCAACCTGTACCGGGCCTAATTGTTCCGAATGGCGGAGATACAGTAAATATGCCTTTCTGGAATGACCTTGAAGGAGATCCAGAAGCTATTCAATCAGACTTTGCTTTAACTCCAGAGAAAATCAAATCAGGTAAAGACGTTGCTCGGGTATTTGAGTATGGAAAGGCTTGGAGCGCAGAAGATTTAGCGGGAGAGCTTGCAGGATCAGATCCAATGAGAGCAATTGGGGATCGTGTAAACTACTATTGGGATAGACAGTTTCAAAGAATGATCTTCCTTATGTTGGATGGTGTCTTTGGTAGCAACATCACTAACAATGACGGTGATCTAGTATTAGATATTTCGAGCGGTGACGGGAAAAAGTACACAACTTACCTATTTGCTGGCGGTGCGGTTGGTTATGCTCCGGGAATGCCTAAAACGCCAACAGAAACAGATCGAAATTCTCTAAAAGGTGAAGACATTCTGATCAATCGCAAGAAGTTCATTATGCATCCACGTGGTTTCAAATGGACTGAAGCTGATGTTGCTAAAGAAATGCCTACATTCAAAGAATTGGCAAGCGCAAAGAACTATGAACGTGTTTATGATAAAAAGAAAGTCCGAATTGTGAAGATCATTTCCAATGAAGGGCCAGATGCAGCAGCTAAGACTAAATTAAGCGGAGAAGTGATTCTAGATGCAGCTCAATTACTCGGGGATGCTAAAGGGAAATTCACTTCAATTGCAATGCATTCAGTAACGCATACAAATTTACAGAAACAAAACTTGATTGAATTCATTCCTAACAACAGAGCTGATGTAGGTTTCGGAACATATCTTCAAAAATCTATTATTGTTGATGATTCACTTCCAGTGGAAGAGCCTATTCCTACGCCCTAATGCGCCCCAAAACCTACGGTTTACAAGCACAAGTAAATCTGTGACTGTCAATTGGGATGCCGTAGCTGGGGCGGATTCATACAATGTTTATCGGGGAGCAGACAAGCGTTTTGATAAGAATGTAACCAAGCCTGAATACAGCACGGACGGTCTAACGCCTGATACTAAGTTAACAATCAATGTCACTTCTGTTAATGAGAGCGGCGAATCTGCAATGTCAGAAATCGCAACTAAAACGGAAGCAGAAGGAGGCTCTGAGTAAATGGGAGCAACAACCTTTTGGCTCTTGGAACAAGAATTGAAAAGGCGCGCTGACATAGAAAAGAGTGCTGCTCAAGACGATCTTTCTTATGAAGAAATGACTGTTGAACAACTAAAGCAGGAAGCGAAAGATAAAGGGATCGCTGGTTATTACAACATGAAGCGTGAAACACTGCTTGAAAAATTGAAAGGGTGATCCAATGGACATCCAAAAAGTAAAAAGAATGATAGGAATGACCACAGATAAGCACGATGATTACTTGTCTGAGGTTGTTCCTATTTTTGTTGAATATGCATCTGACTTTTGTAAGAACAAGTTTGATGCCGATGACCTGCCAGCTGGTGTTAAAATCTTTGTTGCGAAAGCTGTTGAGTTCAACATGAAGCCAGCAGGTTTGGCAAGTCGAAGCATGGGTGATGTGTCGTACTCTTATGACACTGATTTTCCTGAAACGATAGCAAAACACCTGTACCCGTATAGGAGGGCTTATTGGTGAGTTATGTATTTGAAGAGTTCCCACATGAAATCACGTTTCAAAAGATTGAAAAAGTGCCGGACGGTGGCGGTGGCTACAATGAAAAGTATGTGGACCATCTGACAATTTCCGCTCGTGTGACAAGTGTAACATCAAGAGAATTTTACCAAGCTCAACAGCTACAATATCCAGTTGATCACAATGTCTATTTCGAGTACAGGGAAGATATCAAAAAGACTATGCGAATCAAATACGAAAATAAAATACTCATCTTGAAATCAGATCCTATTGATCAAGGCGGAGAAAATGAGATCATGTGTCTCAAATGCCAAGTTTCAAAGGTGCTCAATGGCTGAGGTAAGCGGCAAATGGGCGAAACAAATGGCGAAAACGGTTGAGAAATTCGAGCGCAAAGTCATAGATCGAGCAAAACAAATTGTCACAGAGACAGCGGAACTGATTTACAGTCATGCTGTCATTAATGCGCCAACAGCCATGATTGATGGTGGGAACCTTAAGAACTCTATTGAGGTTGAATATCGTGATGAAGGATTGAAAGCCATCATCACTGTTGGTGCCGATTACGCCATATATGTTGAATATGGAACAGGTATTTATGCAGAGGAAGGCGGAGGCCGTCAAACACCGTGGGTCTATTATGATGAAAAGCTAGGCCGATGGGTGATGACTAGAGGTATGAGGGCGCAACCATTCTTTAATCCTGCTGTAGAAGAGGGAATGAGGCACTTTGCCCGTGAAACGCAATAGAAAGGAGCTGCTGAAATGCGCTCATCATTGTGGCCATTACAGGCTGCTATATTTGAAAGGCTATCTATGGATAAGCGGTTAAACGAACATGTCACAGGCGTTTTTGATGCGGTTTCCAAAGATATTAAAAAGCCTTATGTCTCAATGGGTGATGACGATGTTTCCTTATTTGAGACAAAAACGTCTACTGGCGAGGTTGTAAACGTGGTTTTACACTGCTGGTCAGACTATTCAGGAAAAAAAGAAGCGCAACAGGTCTTAGACCTCATGTTGCAATCTTTGACCAAAAGGCCCCTAGAAGTAGAGGGCTTTTCTTTATGCCGTTCTGAGCTGAGAGGGATGCAGGTCATCACAGACATAGACGGATATACAAGACACGGTATCTTGCGAATGAGATACACGATAAACAACAATTGAGAGGATGATTTTAGTGGTTAACCTATTGAATGGTAAGGACGAAATCTATTTTGTTCAGCCGATGGATGCAACAGACGATGAAGGTTTATTTATTGCTTTCCAGACGGAAGGCTCTCACACAAAAGAGCAGGACACGCTGGATGAAAGCACAAAGTCAGGTCGTATTGTTGGATACGGCACAAAAAGTGAATCAGTTGAATTATCTTTCTACGCTGCGGATGATGATCCGGGTCAAAAAGCCATTGAAGCGGCTTTTGACAACGAAGAAGCTATCCAAGTATGGAAAGTAAATTTAAACCTAAACAAAAACGGAAAGCATGATTCAGAATATGGTCATGCGATTATTGAAAACCTTGAAAAAAGTGCGCCGCAGGATGGTTTCATTGAGGTTTCAACAACGTTACCTGTATTGGGTAAAACGCAAAAAGGTGAGTTAAATGCGTTAGATCCTGCTTTTATTGCTCAAATTCGTTCTACTGCTGGTGCTGACAGCTTCAAACAGTTTGGCGAACTTAATAAGAAAGTTGAGACACCCTAAGCAGCCCCAAAATCTATCGTTTACAGCCACATCTGACAGTATTACAGTAACGTGGGGTGCGGTAGAAGGGGCGACTTCATATAACGTATACAGAGGCGCAGACAAGCGTCTTGATAAAAACGTCACTGACACAAGTTATATCGCAACAGGTATGAATCCTGATACGAAACTGACTATTAATGTCACAGCCGTGAATGAAGCTGGCGAGTCTCCAATGAGTGAAATCGTTACACAGACGGCACCAGATGAGACAGGAGAATAACACTTGAAGGGCCTCTATTATCTGGAGGCTCTTTTCTATTACAAAAAACAAATCGGGGGTTATTATAAATGGCTACTTTAACAATTGGATCAAAAGAATATACAGCAAGATGTGACTTTGCATTTGACCGTACAGCAAACGAGAAATACACGACAAAAGAAGAAGACAAAGCAGGCGGAACACTTAACATTTACATGGGTTTACTCAATGAAGATGCTTTTATGTTATCTGCTTTTTGGGATTGCGCTCTTTCTCATCTTAAAGGGAGTAAACCATCTTCAGAGCAAATTGAAGATGCAATTATGAAAATCATTGAAGAAGATACAAAAGGTGACGCAGTTGATCGCTTGGTTAAAGAAGCTTTCCAAACACTTGAAAACGCTGGTTTTTTCAAAGGAAAGATCCGTCAGAACTGGACGCTACTCGAGAAGATGAACAAACCGAAGAAAGTTGCTCCGAACGAGACACCAGAAATGGCAGCGAAGCGGATCGAGGAAGAAGAGACCGGCAAGGAATACTTGGAAATGCTGAAACAAGCCCGCAAAGAGTTGATGGGATTGACTACCTCCAAGTAATTGAAGACGCAGCTCGTTGGATGGGTGTCTATGACAACGACCTTATCATGTCATGGACTCCAAACGAGTATAAACGCAAGTTAAAGGCAGCTAAGATGCGTGAAATTGATGAAATAGAGCGAATGACAATAAACGCAATGTTTCATCGGTATGCGAATAACGCCAAAAAAGTTAAGCCTTCACAAATGTTTGATGCACAAAAAGCTAGAGCTGATCTTGAGCGGGATGTCACTGGCAATGACTTCAAAAATCAAGTGGATGCCAAAAAGCTGAACGACCTTAACATTGGATTAAGGAACATGCTTAGAAAACCAAAGGAAGAGGGGTGAGGGTTTGATCGAAAAATTAACGGCGGTTGTCGAGGCGCAAACACGTAAATTCAAAAAGCAAATGGACAAAGTGAATGATATGATGCGGCGCATGCGTGATCATCACACTGTCGAAGTAGATGCTGAAATCGCTGATTTCCAAAGGCGTGTACGTGAGGCAGAGCAGCAAATGGATAGTTTCTTGCGCCGACACGAACGCAACCGGGTTGACCTAGATGCCGATGCAGACCCTTTAATTAGGGCTGTTAGAATGGCCCGTCAAAAATTGCGTGAGATTCCTCAACGGATCAATACTTATTTTACGGGTGATAACAATCCATTAACCAGTTCAATAGCTCGTGCTAAAGCAGGGCTAAGGTCAATCGCTCAACGAGTGACAACCGTCATAGCCGGAAATCCTACTCCTTTAGGACGAGCTGTAATTGTAGCTCGAACGGCATTATCTTCTATTACTCAAAGGGTAACGTCAATGATTGAAGGGAATGCAAGCCCGCTAGTTTCAACGGTTGCTGTTGCTCGTACCGCTCTTTCTTCAATAGCACAGAGAGTGACGACAATGATTGCCGGAAACGCAAGTAACTTAAATTCATCTGTTGCCGCTGCTCGTGCTGCATTAGCAAGCTTACCTAACAGAGTTACAACAATCATAAATGCAAGTTCTGCAGCGTTGATTCGTTCAGTTGCAATTGCAAGAGCGGCTTTAGCAACTTTACCAAGAGAAATATGGATTAGGTTTGAAGCAAGGTTAGACAACTTTGAAAATGCAATGAACAGGCTTTCAAAAATAACAAACTCTATATCAAATGTCATGGGGAATGCTTTGCGTGGTGGCTTGCTTGCTTTACTACCTGCAATTGCTCCGGCTTTGGCAGGTGCAGTGGGTGTACTTGGATCGCTTGGACCGATGATCGGTTCTGCTACAGGTGGATTAATGGGGCTTGTTAGTGCTTTTTCTACTGCTGGAACTGGTGCAGTTGCGTTTGGTGCATTGGCAGTTACATCTATAGGTAGTGTTATCAAAACTGGTCAGGACCTGGATAAGCTCCAAGCCAAGCTAGATGATGCCACCAATGCGAAAGAGCGAGCCAAAATCATGGAAAAAATCAAAGTTTTGCAAGAGTCGCTAGGGAAAGAAGAGAAGAAAGCCCTTGCTACTTTAGAAGATTTTAAAGATAACTGGCAGGACATTGCGAAGATCACACAAAAACCTATCCTTAAATCATTCACCAACTCACTCACAACGTTTAAAACGGTTCTTAATAGTCTTAGACCTATGTTTGTTAACGTTGCAAATGGAGCGGTTACATTAACGAAAAATCTTGATAATGCTTTCAAAGCAAAAGACATGCAAAACTTCATCAAATGGATGAACAACAATGCAGGAAAAGCTTTTGTGGCCTTCGGAAATATTGCCGGAAATGTCATGAGAACAGTCATGAACCTTATTGTGGCTTTTGGTCCACTAGGTAATGACATGGCCGCTAGCATGGAAAAAGCAACTGCTTCTTGGGCTAAATGGGCGGCAGGTTTAAGCTCATCACAACGATTCCAAAACTTCGTTGCATACACTCGTGAAAACGGGCCAAAACTCTTAAAAGTCATCACAAATTTCTCAGGCGCATTACGCCGTTTATTTGCTGCGTTTGGTCCAATGTCTTCCGACATGCTCACTTCTTTGGTTGATATGACAGCCAGATTCAGAGAATGGGCTGGCACAATTCAACATACAGAAGGTTTTAAAAACTTCATTGCATACATTGAAAAAACAGGCCCCACTGTCTGGAGCACTCTTGGTCAAATTTCACGAACGATTATAAATCTACTTATTGGAATGGCCCCACTAGGGAAGACGATTCTTGAAACTGTAAACAGCTTTTTGAAATTTTCTAACGCTGCAATGGAAGCAAACCCAGCAATTGGACAATTTATTGCAGCTGGTCTATCTCTTATCGGAGTCGTTAGAGCCATTGTGCCGGCAATGGTTGCTGTTAGCTCTTTAACTAATGGATTTAAAGATTTTAAAACAGCGGCTAACTATTTAATGAACTTCAAAAATACAGCAGCGGGCATTAAATTAATCGGATTAATTTCTCAATTAAAGTCAGCAATTGTAACAATGGGACAATTCATCGCAAGAAATGCTCTAATGGCAACGCAAGCGACAGTAAACGGAGCAAAGATGGCTGTTGCATGGACTGCGATGAAAATTTCATCCTTAATTACATCATTAAAGAATGGAATTATTCAAATGGGGCTTTGGATCAAGAACATGACACTAATGGCCGCTCAGTCTGTTGCACAAGCAACGAGAATGGCTGCTGCTTGGACGGCAGCAAAAATAAGTTCGTTTATTCTGATGTTGCAAAACGGCATTAGACAAATGATTCTATGGGTCACCCAAATGGCGTTAATGGCTACACAATCCATTGCGAATGCAACAAGAATGGCCGCAGCGTGGACAGCAACGAAGATGAGTTCATTCATTCTCATGTTACAAAATGGGATAAAACAAATGGCTTTATTCATTGCTCGAATGGCTGTTATGGCCGCTCAAGCGATGGCAAATGCTGTACGGATGGCCGCCGCTTGGGTTGTTGCGATGGGTCCTATCGGCTGGATTACGGCCGCAGTCATTGGAATTGTTGCTTTAATCATTGCCAATTGGGATAAAGTCAAAGCGTTTACTCTAAAAGTATGGGGTGCTGTTTCAAACTTCTTAAAAGAATTATGGGAAGGAATAAAGAAAGTTGCTTCAAGTGTTTGGGGTGGCATCAAAGGCTTTATAACCGGTGTTTGGAACGGAATAAAGAAGGCGGCCACAACAATATGGAACGGGATTAAAGCGTACTTTACAACAGTATTTAAGATATATAAAACCATTTTCACGACAGTTTGGAACGCAATCAAAAAAGTTGTTACAGCTGTTTGGAATGGCTTAAAAAATACTGCTTCTACAGTTTGGAACGGAATCAAATCCTTCTTCTCGACTGTTTTAGACGGCATTAAAAATTTCTTTGTGAACAATTGGAACAAAATCAAGAGCACGACAACGACCGTTTTCAACACAGTAAAGGCGTTTATCGGAAATGTGTGGAATAAGATCAAAACGACAGTTGGAAACGTTGTCGGCGGAATATGGAAGGCCATTTCCGGCAAATTCAACGATATAAAAAGCACTGTCGGTAACAAAATGAATGATGTCAAAAGCAAGATCAAGAGTATTTGGGATAAGGTCATGGCTTTCTTTAAAGGAATTGACTTATTCAAAATAGGAAAAGACATTATTCGAGGTTTGATAAGGGGGATAGGTGGCGTTGCTGGCGATCTATACAAAAAAGCATCTGATATTGTAGGTAACGTCAAAAATACCTTCACCAAACTATTTAAAATCCATTCCCCTTCACGCTGGATGCGGGATGAGATCGGATATAACTTGGGTGCTGGTATGGCCGTTGGTTTGGATAAATCAACAAATACAGTTGTTTCTTCTGCTAAAAAGACAACGCAGGCGGCGCAAAAAGCGGCGCAAGCTGAAACTAAAAAAGCTCAAAAGCAAGCGGAGGCATTGAAGAAGAAACAAGCAGCTGCGGCACGTAAAGCGAATGCTAGAAGAAAAACAGGTGTTGATAACAAGATTAGAGCTGTAGAAACCAAGTTCGATACTGGAAAAATAAGTTCCAAGACATATATCAAACAATTAAATGCAATCAAGAAGCAAAACAAGCTAACATCCACGCAAAATGCGAAGATTCAGCGTGAAATATACAATGCACAGAAGAAATCGCAATCACAGCAAAAGAAAAAGGCTCTTGAGGCACAGCGCAAAAAGGCAAAAGCGCAGCTTGCTTATCAAAAGAAAGTGTCTCAAAAGATCGCTAATGCAGAAGTGAAGTATGACACCAAGAAAATAAGCGGCCAGACATACATCAAGCAGCTTGAAAAGATTAAAAAGAAGGAAAAACTGACAGCTGCGCAACGAAATAAGGTACAGAAAGAAATTTATGCAACTAGAACCAAACTTCAGAAAGAAGCGCAGAAGAAAAAAGATGATGAGAGAAAAGCGGCTGATAAGCTGAATAAAAGTCTTTTATCCGCCAATAACAGCTATTTGTCCAAGTTTAAAAGCATTAATGACAAATTGACTGATGATATCAAGAAGGCCAATGAAGAGTATAAGAACGCTCTTAAAGATCGCACTGACTCTATATACAACGCTATGGGGTTGTTTGATAGTGTCACCACAGAAAAAGTCAGTGGGTCCAAGTTGTTAAATAACTTGCAAGCGCAAATTGATAGAATGAAAAGTTTCCAGTCCGACCTCTCAAAGCTATCAAGCAATGCTCCAAAAGAGTTCGTTGATGAACTAAGACAAATGGGCGTGGTATCAGCTGATCAAATTAAAGCCATTGCTGCTATGTCTGAACCAGAGTTAGAAAAATATATCTCACTATGGAAACAAAAGCACAATATGGCAAGCGAACAAGCGACAAAAGAACTTGCAGGACTTAAAAACGAAACAACTAAGAAAATCGCAGAATTGAGAAGTGCAGCAAATACAGAATTGAACAAATTGAAAGTTGATTACATGAATAAAATTTCCCAATTGACTGTGAATGTTAAGCAGCTGGGATCGCTTAAAAAGAGCGGGCAAGCGATCGGATATAACACAATGTCAGGTATTATATCCGGCATGAAAGGGATGAAAGGCGAACTTGCGAAGGAAGCCAACACTATTGCTGCCACAATAGAAAAAACAATCAAGAAGAAGTTGAAAATTCATTCCCCGTCACGTTTAATGCGTGACCAAGTGGGTATCATGGTGCCAGCTGGTATTGCTGTGGGGATTCAGCAAGGCGTGGGTACTGTGAGTAAAGCAATGAATGCTGTTACTGATGCTATGTATATCAAACAAGAAGATTTAAACATCGCTTACGATGCTTCTATTACAAACAGTAAAATAGGAGCGGTTAAACACGAATTGAGTGCAGAGCTTCAAAACATTGAACTGCCCGAGCAAATGATTGTTATTGAAATGGACAGCAAAAAGGTTGGTCAAGGTGTTGCAAAGCCAGTTGAAAACGAGCAGAAGAGAGCAAACGCAAGGAGGACGAGGATCACATGATCAATTATCAACAACTTGTCCCCAATGAATGGAAGATCACTTTTAATGGAATCGACATATCACAGTATTTCTACCTTAAAGAGACTCCGAGCGGCAGGGGTGTTATAGGTCGAGAAGTGAAAATTGACACGATAGGGAACCGCCCAGGCGGTTTTCTTCGTGGTACTAGATTACCTGTTAGAGTGATAACCCTAGAAGTGCTATTTGCATTCAGTAGTGAAAGTGAATTGAAGAAAAAACAGGAGGAATTGAACTATATTCTCCACACAGATGATGAAAAGCCCCTTGTTTTCTTCGATGAGCCAGACAGGACATATAACGCTATATTCGAGAGTCTGACAGAGGGGGAGACAAAGGGAGGTTTGCAACATGCCACATTAACTTTTCTTTGTTCCGATCCTAAAAAATACGGATTAGCGGCAATTTATGAATTTGATAGCGGCTTGAGGACTTTTACGAATCCAAGTTTAGCAACCATAGAACCAAAGATTGAATGTGTATTTACGGCAGCAGCCACTTCATATGAGGTGTCTCTTCTAAACTCAGATAATAGTGTGAAGAAAACTATTAAAATTGTTTATAATTTCATCGTTGGTGACACGCTTGTGATTGACATTGCTAAACGAAAAATAATGAACAATGGAAAAGCAATTATGAATGGACTACAAATTCAATCAGAATTTTTTGGGTTTCCTGCTAAAAAGCCAGTCAAGCTAAGATTCAGTCATAAAAGTAGTATCAAATTCAATGAAGCCTATCTATAGAAAGGGGGTCCGTCATGGCTGAAATATTCATTTTATCGCCAGAAGATGAACTTTTGGCTGTTCTGTCTAGTGACGGGCAGGACTCCTGCAATTTTTGGGATGCAAAATACAAAGAAGAACTCAATTTGGGTTCTTCTTTTTCTTTTATCGCTGACGCTTCGCATCCAGATGCTAAGTATCTGTTTGAAGAGAATCAAGTCGTGTTCCGAGATAAGGACGGCGAATTGCGGGCGTTTGTTATAAAAGAGCTTGATGATACGGATGATGGTGCTGAGATTAATACGCTTGTTACTTGCGAAGCAGCAATGATGGAACTAGCGGAAACAATCATCAAAGAAAAACGGCCAAAAGATAAAACAGCACAGTACGTTCTTGATCAAGTATTTGAAAGAACCCGATGGACTGTAGAAGTGACCGCCGAGCTGGGCTTGAATTCGATTTCATTTTATAAAATGACTGCTCTTGAATGTTTAAGCGATGTCTTGAACAAATGGGGCGGCGAATTCAAAGATGTGGTGGAGTTTGACGGGAATACCATCACCAAACGTACAATCAAGGTACTATCAAGAAGAGGCAAAGACAGCGGTAAACGGTTTGAAATTGATAAAGACACCGAAAGTATAAGACGTACTGTGATCAGCTATCCGAAGACTGCTTTATATGGTTATGGTGCATCATTGGAAACAACTGACGATGACGGAGAAGAAACAGGGGGATATTCCCGTTTTATCGACTTCGCAGATGTTGAGTGGAAGAAAGCAAATGGTGATCCGGTAGACAAGCCAAAGGGGCAAGAATGGGTAGGCGATCCAGCTTTATTGCAAAAATACGGTCGCTTAAAAAATGGGGAATTGATTCATAGAGAAGATATTTTCAGCGATGAAGATATTGAAGATCCTGAAGAACTGTTAAAAGCAACTTACAATCATTTAATCACTGTGGCATCCAAAACAGAGGTCAATTATGAGCTATCAGTGAAGTTGCTTGAAGGCCTTGAAGGGTATGATCACGAGCATGTTGATCTTGGGGATACAACCATTGCTATTGACCGCAATTTTGCTATTCCTATTGAAACATCACAGCGCATTATCTCAATGGAATACGACATAACTGATCCTGAAAATACGTGTGTCGTTGAGATAGGGCAGTTCTTGTCAGCCTTACAGGGCGATGATCGAGTAAAGCAGCTGAAAAAGATAATTGATAGTAATCGTGGCACCTGGGAAAGAAAGCCGGAAGCGGGCAACGTGACGGATGGCAGTTTTCCGAATACAAAGCCGCCACGTCCAGCAAATATCAAAGTAGAAGGTCTTTACAAGACGATTTCACTTACATGGGATTATGACCCTAGATCCTTTATAGCTGCGTATGAAGTGTACGCATCACAAAACAAGGGGTTTACACCTACAGTTGCACAGCTTATTTTCCGAGGCAAGACAGGCGGCTGGCATCATCAAGACGGCGTGGAAGCTGATCAGGTATGGTATTACCGCTTGAGAACCATAAATACACATGGAACGGCCAGCGATTGGTCAGAAGAATATGAAGCTAAGACAGTGAGAATCCTTACTGATGATATTATGTTTGGTGCTGTCACAGCGGATAAATTGGCATCGCTCTCGGTCACTGCTGAAAAGCTATATACAGACATTGAGAATTCAAACATACTACCGGGTTCTCTCCTGCGATCAAGTGATTTAACAGCGGTGAATAATGGCCTTCTTTTCTTCAAGGAAAACGAAAGGTCTAATGTCGTTTCTGTGATGAGAAATTCGACTTATAATGCTATAGGAATTACAACAAACAAAAGAAAAACGTTGAGATTAGAAAACGGAAAACAATATATTTTGTCTTTCGAAGCCAAAAGAGGTTTAATGGATAACTTCAATTATGTTTATGTAAGAAGAATTACCAATTCTAATAGTACGGAAAGTATTTTGATTCCATCACCATACACGGACATGACCAATTATCCAGAAGAAGAATTTGTAAGATATGATTTTCCATTTGAATTTACGGGGAATACCAATTCGGACTATTACATCTTAATAGCTGGACTCGGTGGAAAGGTGCCCGCACTAACAGTAAATGGGGTTCAACGTGGCGGGGGAGTAAGAGACATAAAATTCCTGAAAAACATGCAGTTTTCCGGCTTGTATAATCCGGGGGAAATTCAAGTTATCTTCGGTGAAAATGCTTCTTTTACCACGCCAGACGGTACTGTTTACAAATTCCCAAAGGGAAGCACAGAAATTAGCACAAATTTAGAAGGTACTGGCGCAAATTCTACTGAATCCAATGCCTTTTTAATGTTTACCGGATCAGATAATTCACGGTTTACAAGCGGAGTCACTGAACAAACATATGATTTCAGAGTAGTGAGATATAACGGCTCACAATGGCAATATAACAATAATACAACTTGGGTCAATTTTACGCCAAACTCACAAGATACCATTATAGGCAGTGTTGCGAGATCAGCAACAACTGTGGAAGGTATTGAAACTTTAGATGTGACATCTGTTTCGTTCGATATACGCAATGTACAGTTAAGGTCAGGCAGTGAAATAAAAGAATGGTCTCCAAGCCCATACGATGTCATGTTAACTGAAAAATCTGTAACAGCACTTCACGTGAACGATGCTGCTATTGGAACGGCAGCCATTCAAAATGCCGCAATCCAAAAAGCACATTTAGGAACAGCGATAATTGACACGGCGCACATCACAGATGGTGCCATTACAAACGCTAAAATAGCCAATTTATCTGCCGACAAAATCACAGCTGGCACGATTAAAGGGATTACTATTGAGGGTTCACTCATTAGAGGGGCAAGAATTGAACCGATTTCGGGATCAACAGCATATGAATCGTTTATTGAAGCCGATCAAATTTATCAATATAGAAAAACTATATATGATTTCACTGTTAAAAGATATGAGAAACTGACAATCCAATCAGGCCTGATTTCACAAGAATACGGAAATAGAATTGGTGAGAATGAAACTCAAGAACCGATTAGTACCGTTGATATAAAAAGAGGTGGAATCAACTTATTTGCAGCGGCGGACCCTAGAAATGAAAACATTTCACATAAGTTAAGAATAGAGACTAATCCGGGGGTTCCCAATGATTTAGGCGTGGGTAGTAGTGGTACTCATATGCTCTTTTCTCAAAATGATGAAATGGTCTTGAAGGTTAGTGTTGATTTAAATCGTGGAGAACCATATTTTTTATTTATTGGATCGAAAACAGGTCATATAGTTTCTTTAAAATCTTATAGTGTTTCAGTAAAACAAGATGTTTCCTTTTCAGCGGATGAAGATATCAGTTTAAGGGCAAAAAAAGAAATAGATATATATTCTTACGAAGACAAGGCTCAGATATACGCTAAAAAAGGAATCAATATGGAGTCTTCAAGCCTTATTTTATTAAAATCAAGTCTTGCAGAAGCAAATACCGGAATTTCGTTGGAAGGAGGGGCTTGGAACGGCTCGTTATATCTTGGAAGGGATAATTCGGGGCAACGTGTCTGGTCACCTTCTATATACGACAGACCTTATTCAGGGTCGGCGAACGTGTATATTACTCAATATGGAACATTGGGTCGTGTTGTTTCATCGAAAAAATACAAAATAAACATCGAAGATTACCCTAATGACAAGCTAGAAAATATTTTAAAATTGAAACCGAAAACATGGTTTGATAAACAAGTTGCGGAATCCTATGCTGAAATACTAGAAAAAAGTGATGCAGATGATGGTGATAGACCTTATCTTGAAAGAGTGCCGGGTTTAATAGCCGAGGATCTTTACGAAGCAGGATTGAAGGAATATCTCTTCTGGAGTGATCCAGACGAGAACGGAGAAAGGGAAATTGAAGGTGTTATGTATGACCGTTTGTATGCCTTATTAATTCCAATAGTTAAGGAATTGAAAGAAAGGGTGTATGTTTTAGAAAATCAAATAAAAGAAATGGGGAATTGAGATGGAACAAAAACAACAGCTGACAGAAAAAGAAGAGTTGTTTTTTTATAAATCAATGGCTTTATCTGAGCAGCTAACAAAAGCACATTTAGAGCTTGCGGAAGCAAGGGCGCAATTTACAGTTTGCGACAATGAAAATAAGCGACTTAAAGAGGAATTACTTAAATTAAAACAAGACGATTCAAACCACGCTGAATAGGCGTTTTTATTTTGCCTTCCTTAAGGGGGTGGACAAAGTGAGGAGTAGGTGAGTATGGTGGAAATGGATATAGCTCAATATTTGATGACACAAGGACCGTTTGCGGTTCTTTTTTGTTGGGTGTTGTTTTATGTACTCAATACAACCAAAGAGCGTGAGAACAAGCTAAATGAGCAGATTGACGCACAGAATGAAGTGTTAGCAAAATTTAGTGAAAAGTATGACGTTGTTATTGAAAAATTAGATCGCATTGAAAGAAACCAAAAATAAGCGAAATGGGGAAATGAATATGAAAAACATCGACAAAGGCACTGTGATCCGTACAGTGCTTCTTTTAATTGCTTTTATTAATCA